TACAACCAAGCAATTGCACGAATCAACACCTCCGACGAGGAGAGTGAGTTTTCTGGTGTTCCCTTAGTTATGACCGTTACAACGAGGTAATAAAATGGCAGAATTTAGCGATTATTTAGAGAACAAAGTCCTAGACCACGTTCTCCGCAACACATCTTACACTTCACCCACGACGGTGTACGTTGGGCTTTATACGTCCAATCCTACGGACACGAACTCTGGCACGGAAGTAACTGGTGGCTCCTATGCCCGCCAAAGCCTGTCCGTGACCACGGCTTCCAACGGAATCGTTACCTCTAGCGCAGACGTTACATTCCCGCAATGTACGGCTTCGTGGGGTTCTGTTGGGTTCATAGGTATTTTGGACGCTATTACTAGCGGCAACCTGCTTATGCACACAGCCTTGACGACTGCTAAGACAATCGACTCTGGCGACATCCTCAAGATTACTACTGGCAACCTTACGGTAACGCTTGACTAATGGCCTTCGTCCTTAAAGACCGCGTAAAAGAAACCTCGACCACTACGGGTACGGGGACATTTTCGCTTGGCGGTGCTTCGCCTGGTTACCAAGGATTTTCTACTATTGGAAACGCGAACACCACGTTCTATTCAATTGTGATGGGAACGGAGTGGGAAAACGGCGTTGGAACGTACACCTCGTCTGGGTCAGCATTGTCACGCGATACCGTACTGTCGTCGTCTAACAGCGGCAGTTTGGTAAATTTCTCTGCCGGAACAAAAGACGTATTTGTTAATTACCCAGCAGGTCGAGCTGCCGCATACGACACGCCCAGCCAATCAACGGGGTCTTTTGTTGTTCCTGTTGGGACTACTGCTCAAAGACCAGCATCTCCCGTTACTGGAATGGTTCGCTATAACACAACAGAATCAAAGTATGAAGCGTATAACGGTACTGATTGGGTTATTGTAGACACACTTGGATATTCATTTTCTGCTGATTTTCTTGTCGTAGCTGGTGGCGGAGGCGGCGGTTCTGGTGGTGGCGCTGGTGGAGGCGCTGGTGGTTACAGAACTTCTTACGGGACATCTGGTGGTGGCGGCTCTGCTGAAAGCGCTTTGACACTTCTTGCAAGCACAAACTACACAGTTACGGTGGGTAGCGGTGGGGCAGGTGGTTCTGGTAGTGGTTACAACAAAGGCACTAACGGCTCAAATTCTGTATTTAGCACAATTACGGCAACTGGCGGTGGTGGCGGCGGTGCGTACCAAGTAGCACCAAACACGGGCGGTTCTGGTGGGGGTGGAGAAGCAAACCTTCAAAGTGGAGCTGCTGGAACAGCCAACCAAGGTTATCGAGGCGGCAACAAAACTGGCGGCAATTTTTCTGGCGCTGGCGGCGGTGGCGCAGGAGCCACAGGAACGGACTCTAGTTCGTCTGGCGGCACGACAGGTGGAACGGGTGTAGCGTCTACAATCACAGGGTCTTCTGTAACATACGGCGGTGGTGGTGGCGGTGGTTCTCAGGGTTCCTACGGTGGTGGTAGCGCCGCAAATGGTGGCTCTGGAGGCGGTGGAAACGGCGGCTCCACTACTGATGGTTCTAACGGAACAGCCAATACTGGCGGCGGCGCAGGTGGTGGGGGGTACGCAACAAACTCATTAAAAGTCGGTGGAACTGGTGGGTCTGGAGTGGTAATTATTAGATACCCAGATACACGGACTCTTTCAAACCCAGGCGGTGGTTTAACTTACTCAACCGCTACATCTGGGCTTTTTAAGGTTACTACGTTTACTGCCGGTACAGGCAGTATTTCATTCTCCTAAAGTAAAAATTATGGCCCACTATGCTTTTTTAGATGAAAACAACATTGTTACCGAAGTAATAGTTGGTAAAGATGAGAGTAACTTTGATTGGGAAGCGCAGTACGGGATGTTTCGTGGTCAGGCTTGCAAACGCACCAGTTACAACACTCATGGTGGAGTTCACTTATTAGGCGGCACTCAGTTTCGTAAGAACTTTGCAGGAATAGGATATTCCTATGACTCTGTACGCGATGCGTTCATACCCCCAAAGCCTTTTGCTTCATGGGTTTTGAATGAAGATACTTGTTTATGGGGCGCGCCCGTTGCACGACCAACAGACGGTAAACTTTACAATTGGGACGAGAACACTCAGCAATGGGTTGAAATAGGAGCCTAAATAATGTTTGGATTTGCGCCACTAGGTTCAGGAGTAATTGGCGCGTCCTTTGCTCCGGCTGGTAAGCCATTATTAACCCTTGAAGAACTAGACCGCTTTGGAAGCCTAGATTCATTACCGTTTTCGCTAGACGCGAACTGGATGGAGTGCGGGATTCAAGGCCCGTTTACGCTAGAGTTCTTAGACTACTTTAGCACCAGCATTGACAGCCTTTCGTTCTCGCTAGACGACCCAATTTGGGAGTCTGCGGATACAGAAATATGCTTAGTTTACGCGCCAGAAAACATTACTGGTGTCGGAACATTAAATGCAGAAGCAGAGTTATTTGAAAGCTCTCAGGCTTTAATTGTTGCCAACGGGCAGGTAATTGCAAGTGGTACGCTTTTGCGTACGGTTCAGGGTGCGATTAGTGGTACTGGAACGGTATCTGCGGAAGGAACCCGCGTTCAGTTAGTCGCGGCAGTTATTACCTCTGCCGGTCAAGTTGTTGCTTCTGTGCAACGCACAAGGCTTGTGGCTGGTAGCGTTACTGCAAATGGTCAGGTAAGCGCATCTGCAAGCAGGACTGTAAGCGTAGGCGGTAGCGTCTCTGCAATAGGTTCGGTAAGTGCGCTTGCGGCGCGTTTACGGGACGTTGTGGGGGCTATAAACGCCTCGGGTAACCTAGTATCAGACGCGGTAAGACTTCGACTTGTAGACGGCTCTATAACGGCAGAAGGGTTCCTAACCGCAAACGCAGGGTTCGTGTTCGATGTCCACGCGGATGTCGTGGCTACTGGCACGTTAACCGCCCTAGCGGGAATTATTTACACGGCTTCTGGGCAGGTGGCAAGCAACGGACAGCTTACCTGCGCGCTTTACAAGTTTGGCGAGGAATGGGCTTTAGTCCCTGACCAGCCAAACACATGGACTGCGGCTAATTTCCAAAGCGACACATGGACACAAGCATCGACCAGTTCGGACACATGGACACCTATTTCTGCCCAAAACGACGTTTGGACACAACAATCTTCGGGAAGTAACACATGGCAATAACAAGAGTTACCTTTGGAGAGTGGCTACCTGACCAGCCAGGGGTTATCGGTGCGCTGACCACGGCTAAGAACTGCTATCCGAGAGCCGTTGGCTACGGGCCATTTCCAGCAGAGGAAGATTATTCCGACTCGGCAGCCCAAAACCTGACAAACGTGGTTGCCGCAAGGGATGTGGCTGGAACAACCAAGGTTTTTGCCTCTGGCACAACCCGTCTTTATAGATTGGATTCGTCTGACTTCTCGCTAGACGATGTGTCGGCAACGACCTACACAAGCGCGACTATGTGGAAGTTCACCCAGTTTGGCAACAAGGTAATCGGCGCAACAGAGGCACACACCCTGCAAGCCTACGACCTAACGACAACGGCAAACTTTGCCAATCTGTCCTCGGACGCACCCAAAGCCAAGTTTGTGACCGTGGTGCGGGACTTCGTGGTTACTGGTTACCAGACAGACAACCCAACTAGGGTGCAATGGTCTGGCATCAACAACGAGACGACTTGGGCTGTATCTGCCACCACACAGGCAGACTTTCAGAACATTCCTGACGGCGGCAGGGTTCAGGGAGTTACGGGTGGTGAGTTTGGCATTGTTCTCATGGACAGAAGTATCTATCGGATGTCCTACGTTGGGACTCCACTCATATTCCAGTTTGACAACATCTCTAGAAACCTTGGGTGCTACGAGTCCAACTCGGTCATCCAATGGCAAGGTATTACTTACTTCCTCTCCGACGACGGCTTTTACGCCTGTGACGGACAGCAAATCGTCAACATCGGCGCGGAGAAGGTAAACCGTTACTTTTTTACAACACTCAGGGAGTCAGAACTAGACCTTATGAGTGTGGCGGTAGACC